CCTCCCCCGCCCCCCCCGCGCGCCCCGCGGGGGGCGCGGGGGGCGGGGCGTGAAACAGAGGTCATGCCAGGCATCCAGCAGCCACTCACGCTGGAGACGCTCATCCTTATAGAGCGTGAGAAAATACGGATACCAGCGCTTGCGGCGGAAATAGTAGCGCCCATCAGGAATAACGCACGGCTCGAACGTGACTTGCCGGAACCGAGAATCAAGAACATGAGTCTGGATATTTTCGACCTTGCAAACGCGCTGGATATCGCATTCGACGATGGTGGTATTTGGCCACAATGAGCGAGTAAAAAACCACGTTGCATCAGTGTTGCGCTTTACATTGAGGTCTACCATATCGTAATACTGTACAGCCATAAATACCCTGGTATCGTTTTTCCCGAGGTAATTAAAAAAATCACTGTCATCCTCTGTCCACTTACCCCAGCTACGGTTATTCCATATGTTGGACACTTCATCTAACAAAATGATTGATTTCTGCAGTAGAGGATTATCATATAGAAATGTCTTGTCGGTAACGGTCTTACCGTCCTTTGTGACCACCTTCGGCACCTTAATAGTGCCATCTATAGGGTAATTGCTGTATACCGTATACCCGGCTGCTATCCCCTGTCGGGCTATCATGGCAAGGGCAGTACTCTTCCCTACTCGCTTGGGGCCTATAAGGAGCGTCGCATAATTGTCATCCCATAACTTACGTTCAAAGCCAAATAGCTTCGGCAGTCCAAACATATCAACGCCCCCCTGATAACTCATGAATCACATTAAACACAACAGCTGCCAGCCATGCCCCGATGAGCAGCAACACCAACCAATACGCGCCGGCAGTAACAGTATCAAGGACAGAAAAAAACAATGACCCGAGTGCTGTTAAAACCTCCATACCAACCATCCTTAAAAGAGAGCCGCCCTCACTTACGCAAAGGCGGCTATGTCATCATACAATAATTCAGCGGCGCCGACGCCGAGCGCTTGCCGCCGAGGCCCCAGCTGTGCACCTTCGTCACGACGAAAAACAAAAATCCCGCGAAAAGCGACAAGAAAATAGGAATAGAAAAAAGCGGATTTCCCAGAATCGTATCAAACACGTTCGTGAAGAGGCCCAGAACAAAAGGCCATATTTTTGTCGTGATGACCGAAATCATGTCAGACATTCCAACACCCCCTTCATTATATTTTTCGGTTATCATTACCGACGACCGCGCAGCCCATTCTTGCGGAAGAAGCTGATCGCTATTCCGATGACAGTTCCCAGAATAGCAAAGCCCACCGGAATAAATATGATCGCGTTTTCCGAAATCATATCCAACATGGGCTTCATGACATCCCACACCATCTTTCCCACAGAACCGACGCCATCAAGGACAGTACCGACACCATCAGCCAGGGACGCCGCAGACGATTCATTCATCCTTTTTCACCCCCTTTCGGTCATTTCGATAATACACATGACCATCTATTTGTATAAAGTCCTTTGGCAATTTGCCTCTGACCTTATAGCCCTTAATCTGCACATCCGGAGACGCTGGCCTACGTATCTTTACGGCCTTTATACTATCGTCCTTTATCCGGATTGACCAGCCTGACACCTGCTGCACAAGCGCCAAGACAAACATAATGAATACGCCCACCAACGGCAGGAAAAAGGCTGCTGCAAAAAATGGATACTGCGTAATAGTCCCCAGGAAATCATCCGTTATGCCGGTAAAAAATCCGCCAATTGAACCAAACGCAGATACCATACCATTAAAAGATATCGCCTCAAATTTTGTGCCTATCGCCCCGCCTCCACCGCCTCCGGATGTTGTGGTTGTCGTGGTGGGTGTCGTGGTGGGTGCCGTGGTGGGTGCCGTCGTTGCCGTGCCGATAATCACCGGAGTATGCTGGGTTGTTGACGGCTCCTGCATAGCATAATACACATATACATCACCATAATCACCGAGAAAAAACGGCATGTAACTATAATATTCGTCGATATAAAAATGCCATCTTATCGTGCCCGTTCTTGCATCTATAGTACATTGCCCATACTGTATACTTTGTGTACCATCTTCAACATATATAAAGTGAGTACTCAAAAATGGGCCAACTTTTACATTATCATTAGTTAGATATTGACAACATACGCCGCTATAGGACAACCAATCTTTTGTAGACAATGGCCTCACTCCGACACGCCGGGTCTCCAATCCTGTCACCGGATTATACTCATCGCGGGTGCCGTCCGGAAGGCTGTAGAGGGGGGCCATCCCCTCCGGCATCCCGTAAATCATATCCCCCACAGTCACCTGCTCCGGCAGATATCCGGTTATGGTATACGGGTTATACGGCCCTTTGACGCCCGTACCCGTCTCGGTAGTCTCACCATATACAATTCCATCAACGACTTCCGCCGACGCTGGCCAGCAGGGCAGCAGCAATAGCATCAATGCCAGCAGTACGTACATCTTCTTCATTTACCATCATCCCTTCACCCCTTACGGGAATGGAACAAAGCAAATGCCAGCCCTAGAAATGCTCCCACAATAGGCAATGCGATCAATATCACCATCCATGCATCACCCGTAATAAAATCCAACGTACTTTTTATCAAGGCAAAAACCGCACTGAATGCCGTCGTTAACGCATTGTCTGCTGAATATGTTTCCATTTTTGCACCCCCTATCTATGAAACCTATTACTAATGAACTCGAACGGAAGATGCGCTATATATGCCACCACAAACAACCCGAACACCACCAACACGAACGCAAAGAAATACTCCAAGAACTCCAACCCTGGCGGACACTCGCCGATGAGCGACCGAAGTATATCAATCATGCCTGCCACCCCCTCCGACACAGATGATATAATAAAACGCCACCAACGAGGACAGCAACAATAATAAGCAACCTGTCAGTTGTGCTGTATAGGTACTCATTGTTTTGCCTCTCCCCTCTTGCGTCCATAAACCCGATATTAGTATTGTAAATCTGCGTCACGTCCAACGCCTCCCAGCTAAAGCTGGTGCTCCCATAACTGGATTGATACGGCACATATACTTCCATAGTAGATGTGCGGGTGAACCGACATTGCAATGATGTGGGACGGCCATAATAACTCGTTGCCGTTTCAAAGTAGATGGTTCCGCTTACAGTTGAAGCTGTGACGTTGCAAATGTTATACCCACTCCCAGCAAAACCAAAAGTATCAAGCATATAATTGCCAGCCAGAACAATACACGCCCGGCCTTGCGCAGTATCCACCTCACACCACGCCCCGCCCGATATAGGCACGTATTCAGGATAGTCCGTATGATAACTCTCTGCGCATACTCCAACACTCATCAACACCCCCATCACCATTACCATAATCAGCTTTTTCATCGTTCCCCCCTGATGAAATTCATCAGCAATGTCAATATGATTAAACCGATGAATATATAGATAACCGGCACCCCAAAAAGCTGTACACTGGTTATCAGTTCAAATGCGCCTTGCAATAGATACAGCACGTCATTCATGACTGCTGTTCCCTCCCTAAAACCTTATACAGCACACACACCACTACCAGTGCTATCCCACCGACAATGAATGGTGTCGGCAATAGTCCAATCAAGGCCATCAATACCCGCAGTCCATTGAATAACAAATTGAACAACATCAATAGGGCTTTGAATATAAACTCCAGAATTTGACCTATTGTTGTGAAAAATCCGACTATAGCATCGAATATTCCCTTCATCGGCCCACCACCTTGCGCAAGACAAGAAAGACCACAACCCCTGTTATTGTCGCCGTTACCGGCAAGGGTATAACCCCAAATATCCCATCAAGAATAGGCTTCACCCTATTCACATTATCAATCAAAACTTGCGTATTTATATTTATGTTCGCATTAAAATCATCTATCTTTTCTACCATCTGGTCCAGCAGGTTTCCTCCAGCTGCAAGACCATCATCCGTATTTGGTGCATCCGGCTCTGTATACCCGTAGTCCTCGTCGAGTATCGCGTCATTCTCGCCATTACTCACAATAGCGGGCTTGCCAAATTTGATAAGAGGAGCTCCACCCGTGGAACCCAAATCCACCGCGAAATCTATTTGCAGCTGCCCAACACCTTTATACGATGCCGGGACGGCAAATTCACATTCATATGTTGCCGTTGTACTATTTGATACTAAAGTCATAGCCTGGGAATCCTCCCACCCATCCAGAAGCCATATATACACGTTTACGTTGCTCATAAAATTTACCATCGCAGCGTAAAACGATACCGTCACCTTGTATGTCCTGCCTCCCTGTACAACCCCATTCGGGGTATATGCCTGGATGTCAAAGCGGTTCACAAACGTTCCAATTGCGGATAGATTGAAGGACGCCCAGTCCCCATCAATGCTTGGCGTAATCTCATGGTTCCGGCTGCCATCACTCAATGTGTTGTAATACTTCCACGTGTACTGCGACAGCTCCACCGAATTATCCCGTTCCGCTGATGCAATAAGGCCGGATGATATAGATATTGCCAGCATCACCGCCACCAGCGGCAAAACACGCTTTATCTTCATCAT